GGCTTGGATTCTCCCAGGGCCTTACGGCCTTAGCTCCTCCATTAAATGGAGGAACTCCACCTCAATTTGATGTCGACGCAAGAGGGGCGTCCTGCACGCTCTAAATGCGCGTCATTAGAGGAGGTGTTTCCACCATTCCAATGACCCAACCCTGGAGCACGAAGCTCCAAAGAAAGGAGGCATTTAAGCAGAGCACCGTATCCGTCAAGCTTGTCGCTTGGCGGCCGAGATGACACCACATATCCCCTAACCTGGGGGTTATGCAAGTGCTCGCCAATTCTTTGGGTTTCGAAGCCCAAAGCAGATTGACGACCCAACACGGGAGAGGTTGAAAGAACCGTGGGAAAGTGACGAATCACATCCCCTATTCTTTCATCTAGCCATTTGCAAGTTTCCCAATAACCAGCCCAATAGAGCTGATTACGAAGGGATACAATGCTAATGACTTCCCTAGCGTGCTCACGTTTGACAGGAAACATCTGACGAACACGACATATAGATACATCGTGTCCGGCATAGTATTCCTTGCCGCAAGACTCTCTGAACCTACCGGTCCAGAAAGACTTGTTCGTGTTAACTACAAGACCAAAATCTTGTAGTGCACGAATAACGTGATCCACACAGTCAACGGGGACGATAATATCGTCTCCGAAGACACGCACCCTCCGAGAGAAATTATACAAATCTCTCTTGGAAAGTGATGTGTTGAGCGTTCGTTCAATCCCAATGAAGATGATGGTCAAAAAGACCATCGCCTCCATGGGAAAGCACAACGCTGAACCCATTGACGCGAACTTGGCTATGCGTTGAACGCCATAGCCAGGTACATCAGCCTTCCGGCTCCTCGTTGCATCAACAGCCGCATGCAAATGCGGATGGTTCTGCAACAGGATTCGTACATGCTGATTAGAGACACGATCGGAAGCTTCACTCAAATCGAGTGTAGCTAGATCCCCAGTTAGGGATCCCTCGAGGGCCATGTTCTGATTAGGAACTTGGTCATCGAGACCGATCATGGACCGAAGGTGGTTTTCCTTCGATAGTCCATCACGAAGAAGTGACAGGATCGACTGCTGTGCATACTGCATAGCAGCCGGTTCCATGCCAATAATTCGGGGTGTCTTTTGCGTCTTGGGTACAGATATTACCCTTACGGGTATCTCTGACCCGGGTTCGAGGATGTCGACGTCGTCCAAATGCTCAAAATAGCGAGCATTTGGAAGGAGATTTTCCACTATTGGAAAATACTCCTCAAGACGTCTGGGCCAGGTGGACTGATGATACTTAGCATTACTGCTAAGCCTGTCAGCAGTAGCACCAGGACCATGTTTGGGAACACCAATGCCATCGTAGATATCTTTATCCACTTTGGAAAAGGCACTCGCAAACAAAAGAGAAGAGATTCTTTGAAACTGGAATAGCAGGGGACTGTTATCCAGTAACATTGAATCTGACTCTTTGACATCCTTCTCACATAGGATATATCCATCATATGCCTTGCGTTCCCGTGAGGGAGTACAAGGCAACTTCATCTTACCAAACATCAGCGAAAGCTGACGAATGGAACGGATGGAGTCGATCGATGGACTATCCACCAACACACCACTAGTTCGGTCAAACACATGATCGAGGAAACCCCAAAGAAATCTGGGGAGACCACCCTTCCAACCAAAAGGTTGAAAGAGGTTGCGATCTACCTTCCCAAGGTCAAGACTTTTTTCGAAGTCTTTTCCAAAGGATGGCAAGGTTATCGTCAAAAACGATAAACCCTCGTGTTTGCACCGGCCTTGGACTGTTTTCCAGTCCATGGTGGCGCTAGTGTGACACCAGGTAGCGCATTCGAACGCTACCATTTTCCAGAGCAACATTAGGCTTTTCAAAGCCCCTCCTTACTAATCGTAGGGGGTTGGCTTTCCTTAGCCTATGTTCCTCCGTTCCACTCTGACTAAGTCAGAGGGATCTATGGGACCATACATGCATGCGACATCGGTACTGATCAAACTGATCAAATACCGAGTTCACAACCGTCAACGCTATAACTAAAGCGATGAGGGCCGCATATATGGAACCCCTAGCTTTCACCGCCAAGAACTTTGGCAATGAGAGCATCCGAAGATGCTGTAAACAGGGCCTTAAAACCCGCGTAAACAGCCGTGACGTCCGCATTCGAATACCCTGCAACAGGGATATCAAAGACGATGTAATTACTCATCGACACTTTGGTATTCTGCGCTGGGATATACGGATCAGACGTAATCTTCGAATGATCCAATCGGAGGACCCGTCGAGTCCTACGCCCGTAGGCGTGGGATGCCGAAAGGTCCACCAACCCGTCAGAACTCGTGTACTGAGATTCATTCTTACCCGTAGAAGTACGGGGAAGAGAAATCGGAGTACCCGAGATAGTGACGGACTGTGGATCGGTGAATGCCATAGGCATTGCTCCTTCTGCTCATTCAAGATGAGCGATTGTGGTGTATAGGCAGTGCAAAACTGCCAGCTACAATCGGGATATCCCGAGTGCAGCAGCAATGGAGAGTTGGAACGG